CTGAAGGCCGACAGCCCAATGCTGTCTACAACTGGTGGAACATACCAAGCAATCTACGGGCGCAAGGTATGGTCGCAATTGAACCAAGAGTTCAACGCCTTCAGCATTCTACCCAAGAAGCCTTGGGACCGAAGTGGATGGCGCGTCATCACTGCAAAGCCTAACGGCGGCGCTCTACACGGCGGAGTTGCAGAGAACGCAACACTACCTGAGACTGTAAAGCCAACTTTCCAGCACATTGGCGCAAAGCCGAAGACAATTGCTCACACCTTCGACATGTCGGAGACAGCAATCTTCCTAGCAGACAGAGACGACGGACTTGGAGACATCCGAGCAGTTCTCAAGGAAGAAATGGGCAAGCACCACGCAGAGATGGTCAATAAGATGCTACTAGGAGATGTAGAATCACCAGCAGCAAACAACTTTGAGTCACTAGACCGAATTACCGCTGCTGATGCAGGGACAACCGGACTTACTGGATTGAAGACATCAAGCACCAACGCACACGTAAGTGCTGCGGCTGACCTAGACATCTACTCGATAGACCGAAGCGCAAACTCATGGAGTCACGCTGAGATGGATTGTGCTGCTGACACAGCAGATGCAAGCCGCAGAACTTTCAGCCTAGACCATCTAGATACACTGTTCCAGCGCATTTGGGAACGTGGTGGAAATCCTAAGGTTATCCTAACAGGATATGACACTCTAATGAGGCTACAGCAACTACTACAGTCACAGCAGAGGTTCATGGAAGAGAAGAGGGTTACCCCAACCTACAACGGTGTAAAGGGTGTTCCCGGAATCGAGGCAGGTTTCATCGTAGCAACATACAACGGTGTTCCAATCATCCCAACCAAGGATATGCCTGACGATGGTGGAATCAGCCGTCTATACTTCTTGGACACTGACTATCTTTACTTCAGCACAGCAATACCGACCCAATACTTTGAGTCCGGTATCGAGACTGGCGACCCATTCGCAATTAACAGACTAGGACAGGAAGGACTTTACCGAACTATGGGTGAAGTTTGGACTACTTTCTTCGGAGCACAAGGCTCAGTGAGGGATTTGGTCTGAGGACTATTGAGGAAAAAATACAGAGGTGAAATGATATGGCAAACACACTAACAGTAACAGGCAGTAGCACGACAGCAACCCTAGTGGGCGCATGGGAACTCAGAGCGGGTTCTCATGATACCACTGAGTGGTTAGACGGAGCAGCAGACACAACCTACCCCGGTGGTGGCCCCGGAACCTTCAGCGCAGTAAATAGCGATGGGGCAACCGGGTATGACCCGGCACCAAAGATGGCACTAGTTACACTAGGCTCAACTACAGATGGAGCAACCGTAACACTAAGCGGTGGAGCAAGCGCAATCCTCGGAGTATTTACCGAGAACGGCACAGCCAACGCAGGTGTAGCATTGGGAGCAAACTACAGCGGTCTAGTGGTCACACTAGAGACGGCGGGAACTGTAACAGCCGGACAACTACTAGTAATGTATAATTGAGGCGGGTAGAAATGCCTACCCTCAGATACAATGGGCCGTCTTTCTACGGAAGATGCCCCGACCCAGCGACGGCTGACTTTACTCGCGGAGAAGAGCGAGAAGTCACTCAGTCTTGGGTTGACGATTGGCGAAGAAACCTTGGCGCACCCAAGTTCACCTTGATTGGTGATGAAGGAGTGACTGTAGACGCTGGACTAGACGGCATCCCTGATGCTGGATGGAAAAACGCCGACATCAAGGCGTGGTTGGTTGAGAGGGATATAACACTCTCACGAGGCTACACCACAAAGAGTGGTTTACTAGCCTTAGTAGAAGAACATCTTAATCCACCTATATCTGCCCCTGTTGTGGTAGAAGAGGTGGTTGAAGAAATGATTGAAGAAGTGGTTGAAGAAGTAATTGAAGAACCACTACCGACAACAGAAACAACAGAAACAACAGAAACAACAAATGAAAATGGAGAGTGAAATATATGGCAATTAGTTTTGACAACAGACCGACAGTATTTGGAAACTTAATGGTAGTTACAGGCACGTTTGCTAATGGTGATTCCTCCGTAGACCTATCCGGTTATTTGGCGGATATTGTTTCGTTCACAGCAATGGAGAACGACACTACGCCAAGAGCACTAGTCGCATCATACGATGGCACTACTGCTTACTTTACCGAAGCAGGTTCAGGCGGCGGAAGATTCATGGCTATGGGACATCGCAATTGAGGCGGTGACTACACATGGTAAAAGCAATACAAGTGATTGGGCCTTACAGTCCTAAAGAGTTCTCAGGTGCTGGGAATGATGGCGCGTTGAGCGTTAGCATGACCACGGACATTGAGGCTTTGACGGATTATAACGGAGCAAAGGTAGTTTCTGTAGAACCCATTACCGTTTTAGGCAATGTCTTCTTGGTGGTTTATCAGAAACCATGATTGGGTGGGGAGAGAATTGAATGTCTTTTGGAATAAAACACCTTGATATTGAAGAAATAGAAAGGCTTCAGAAGCAAGGTGTAAGAGCAGAAGAAAGTTATCACCCCAACATACCATCTGATGAAAAAGACCCACTAAAGGGCGTTGTAACCCAACAAAGAGCAAATGCTCAGAAAGCATCTGATGTTCTAAACATCAAATCGGGCACTAGGTGTGCCCACTGTGGTATGCTTCATTTTATGTGGAGAGAAAACTGTGGCACTTGTAGTAAACCGATGGACTTCAATCTTGGGGTGAAAGAATGAATGAATCTTGGAACTTCCTCAAGGCAAGGAAAAAGAAAGACTACATTTGGGGAAAACCAACAAAGACAATTGTTGAACACCCCGAATCGGGCTATGAGGGTAAGATAGGTAAATACGCTTTTCAATATGTTAATGACCAAATCAAACAATTAGGTGAAGCCGGTAAGGGCATTACTAAGGAACAACGCGAAGAACTTAGAAAGAAAATCCTAAATGATATGTTGAATATGCCTCAAAACTTCGGTTTGAATGTATTACATGGTGCAAGGGCATCTGATTACAAAGATAAAAATAAGGCTGCAAAAACAAGAGGAAGGACATTCGTTACTCATGATGACGGTTTTGAAGGCTCTGTTGGTAAGAGAGCAGCACACGTAATCAGGCAGCATAATGCACAAGGAATAAATGTTATACCTGATGAGAAAGTAGAAGAAACAAGAAAACTATTAGCACAAGATATGACGAAGAATCCCGCCAAATATGGCCTTACTATTGGGAAGAAGCCAGCACCAGCACCAGCACCAGCACCCCCCACTCTCGCTAGTAAACCTGTTCTACCTGAAGCAAAACCCACTCAAGCCCCTCAAATGGCTAAGATTATGAGAGCCATTAAAATACTACAAACTAACAATATCCCTGTAAGCCAAGAATCTATAGAAAAGATTCTTGAACATCTTCCTGAGGCGGTTAGGTCAAATCCAAATGCCAATTTCTATCCTCAGGGTTTGACTCCTGAAGGCAAGTTCCAACCACAAAGATTGGCTACTGCTTGGCAAGGAAGGGATATAGAGACACCTGAACAAATGGAACAAATGAGGCAGCACATCAGAGATAATCCTGATAGGAGAGTGCAAGATGAGGATTTCTTTGAAAGAGAGAGGATAAAAGACATAGAAAGCAGAGGACACACCCCTGAAGCCATCCTAGATATGATAGCAAGTGGCACTCTACAGGGAGGCGAACCAAAACAATCTATGAAGACACTATTGAATCAAGGGACAGGGTTTGCACAAGACGGAACCCCTCTAGATGCGGCCCCTGCTGACCCTATGGGCTTTGCAGCGCAGATTGCTGGTAAAAGATACAAACCTGAGAGTGAAGGCGGTGGACTAGTTGGAAGTGATACAAGAACTGGAACCCATAATGAAGAAAGACCTGAGATACCCGCAGGTGCTGGTAAGGCGAAAACAGCAAATGTCCACCGCGACCAAGGATTGTATGATACCCGTTCTCAAATGACAGAGGCTGAATTGAATGCTGCGAGAAAGCAGAAGTTTGAGGCAGATATGGCCGCTAGAGCCGCAGCAACCACAAAGCGCGAAATGGCGTTACGGACCGCTGATAAGAGTATAACCAATCCACAGAACTTAGATGATTGGATGAAGGTGCTTCAGTTCCATCAAGAGAACCCAATGGCTGGTGATGTTCCTAGTTTATCAAGGAACCAAACCAAAGAAACCGTTGAAGGAATGCTCGATGAGGATGGTAATTTGAAAGAGGAATATAGTTAGGTGAGGGGGAGTGAAATATGCCACAAGTATTCAGTCCCGGTGAGGGAGAAACAAGACCTCTTGACCCCGATGCCATAGTCTACACAACCGCACAGAAAGTAGCGGATTTGCTTGAGATTGGGCCACAAGAAGCAGTTGCTGTTGCTTATGATAGTGACGCTGATGGGGTGTATGTCACAGGTTCAGATTATAGGAACTTGGGCTACACGGTGGGCGACACTATTCTCATTTATTCAGATGCTGACCCTTTAGGATTAGAGCGTGAAATTACATCTATTACCACTTCAATCAATGGCGTTAATTTGAACTTCGCTAGTAACATAACCGCTGCCGATTACCAATCTGCCGATAATACATATGTGCAGAATCTAGCATCTTTTACTAACGGTAGGACTAGGGGCGTTAAGAGAAGTAAGGTTGAGGAACTAATCAAAAGGTGCCAAGACCGCATAGACAACATGACTCATAACTCTTGGAGGCCAAACTTGGTTTCTGCTGAGTATATCAATTTCGACACTTACAAGCCATATAGGAGGCGTTACTACACTGATTATGTGGGCACAACCCCCTTATTGTTTCGCAATATACAACAAATTATCAGATTGGAGTTATGGCAGGGAGACGATTACCGAGAGATAGGAGCAGCAGAAGCCCGCGTCACAATACCTGATAGTGTTCGTGATTTGAGCGGTTCTATTGTTCTTTCACCCGGTAACGGCACAGCGGCCAAACTCACAATTGGGACAGGCACTGACAATTGGAGAGCAGATTTTGATAAGATAACTTCTGCACAGAATCTAGTAGACCTTGTTAATAAAGAAGATAGAGTCAATAAAACAGCAGTTAATTTCAGCCCTGCTTTTACTCTTGAGGGGAGCACTGATAATGTTGCAGCGCATAATGAGTTCTATGCTACGGCTAATTCTGATTACGGTGCTGGTAAGGTGAAGATAACTAGCATGAGGTCCACTCAAGCAGGTGAGAGTTGCAGCATAGTTTCTAGCAACAGCGATATAGAAATTAGTCAAACATCTAGCAGTGTTGCTACTTTCAGTAGTTTATCTTCAACTACAATTACTGTGAGTGACTCTACCGGGAGTTTTGTAGATGCAGGTGTTGTGGTTGATTCTAGTGGTGATGTTTTCAGTTATACAGGCAAAACAGATACAACTTTCACAGGCTGTGTAATAGTGGTTGGCTCTGCGTTGTCCGATATATCAGGCACGTTAACTCAACATAAATTGCAAGTTGATTTACACGGTGGTAGTTCTAGTGGAGATAGAGGAAGACTAAGAGATTGGTGGATAGACAATGAAATGGGAATAATCTACTTTAACAACTCATATCCATTCTTTGAATGGAACGCAGTAAAAGTCGCTTACATTTATGGTGAGAGATACTTGGAGAAGGCCATAGAGGATGTGTGCACTAAGATGGTTGCAATTGATATTCTAATGTCTGATGATAGAAGTGTATTGATTCCTGAGGGCACACAAAATGTAGATTTGGCAACGAAGATACAACTATACAAGCAAGACATTAGTTCTATATTGCCTCGCTACATAGAGGTGGTAGCCTTTGAGTGATGCGTTTATTGAAAGACAATTAGAAGATTACATTTGGGTGATTAAAGAATCCTATAAATCTTCTGAAATGCAGAAATTACTCAAGTCCTATGTTCAAGGCACACCCCCCGAGTATAGAGAGATAGTTAGAAAGCAAGAAGCATCAATCTATGGAATGAGAATAGAAGATAACACTATCATCAAAGCGAATGGGGATGCAGCCTCACTTGACGAAGTAGAGAAGATTGAGGATAATGTTGACAAAAGAATGTTAACAGAATCCCCCGCTTTGGGGGAGCAAAAACTACAACTGCAAGGTAATTATCTCTTTCCCGACGAAAGAGAACTAAAGAAGAAGGCATATGCAGAATTGAAACAAAGTAAAAAACTAGCAGAGGGCGGGGTTGAGTAATGGTAGCAACACACAAAGAGGCATTGGATGTCATCATAGACCTCTTCCAAGACTCATGGAATAGAGGCAATAGTGATAATATCAAACCCATAGTGGTGGATATTGCTAGCACAGACCCTGAGAGGGGTAAAAGAATTGACATGAAGAAGCATGATTATGTGATGGTCTTTGAGACAGCACATAACGAAGAAGTGCCTGAGATGTTGTATGATTTTGTTACTACTAGAGTCAACATCACAGTTGATGCAAGAACCACTAGAAACAGAAATAGACTCAAATTAATGGAGAATGAAATTAGAAGATTAGTTCATTCAAAGCGTAAAGGAGATGGGGTAAATTACGTTAGACTTGTATATAAAACCCGAACAGACCTATCTGATAGGAGCAAGCACTTGTT